CGACACCGTTGAGGCACATCGCGGCGTGTGGGAAGGCGTCGTCGAGACACATCTCGGTGAGCCCGTTGGCGGCGACGACGGTGTGCACCTCGTATGCCTTGACGTTCGTGGGCTGGACACCCCCCTTGCCCTTCTGGCGCAGTTTGTTGCCCGCCCGGTTCAGGGCGGTCAGGACCAGCGGCTCGCACACAGCGAGCAGCAGGGCCGCGGCTTCGGGCAGGTCTCGGGTGGGGTGGTCCTCACCGGAGGGGTCGGGGCGGGTCTCGCGTGGTGTCGCCGAGGGGAGCAGTAGCGGGCCGAGGTCGACGCCGAGTGCTTCGAGGGCCTGCTGGACCTGTTCGGGTGTGGCGGAGCCGGAGGCGACCTTGATGGTCAGCCACAGCCTGCGGCCTTCGTCGTCCATGAGGTCGTTCTCGGGGTCGAAGCCGTTCTCGCGGAGCACCACCTCGGCTTTGACGACACCCAACTTGTACAACTCGACGGCCTCCTTGGACCGGTCGGGTCGTAGCCGCAGGTTGGTGGTGTCGTAGCCGATGCCCTCCATGCCTTCGGTCAGGGGGCGGAGGAACCCGATGATCAGTGAGTTGCAGACCAGCCCGAGCATCGGCTCGATGTGGAGCCGGATGGTCTCCTCGTCGATCTGCCACGCACCCCAGTGGGAGACGCCGTTGGTGGAGCCGCCGCCGGTGCCGGGGTTGGAGGAGACGCCGAGGATCTTCTCGGGGGGTAGGTCCATACCGAGGGCGAACCGGTGGATCGCCGCTTCGCGCATCGGCCGGGTCTCGGCGTCGAGTTCGGTCCAGAACTTGACCAGTTCCATGACCTTGCCGTTGGCGAGCACCTCGGAGGGGACGGTGGCGAGCACCGGCATCAGCGACTCCGGGGAGGAGGGGTCCTCGATGGCACCCATCATGGCCTCGGCGAGGGTCCACAGCATCCCCTCGGCCTCGTTGGCGGGCGCGACCTTCTTGCCGTTGATCTCTGAGGGTGGGGCGGGGAAGGTCACGTCCTCGGAGATGAATCCGAGTCCGGCACCGGTGAGGCGGGAGCGGCACTCGGCGAAGATACGCAGGGTGAGCCACTCGATCTCGCGCAGCACCGGGAGCAGTGAGCGGAAGGGGCTGTCGGCTTCGAGGCGGCGCATCGGGTTGGGTCGCCAGATGCGGATGACGACGGCGTCGTCGGGCAGGATGATGTCGGGCTCACCCTCCTCCCGTGAGGTGATCGACCACTGCTCCCCGGCCTTCTTGACCTCCAGCACCGAGAGGATCTCCCACTGCTCGTCGGTGTCGACGACCTGCTTGGTGACCTCGTCGCGGATGTCGACCTCGCGGCCGATCAGGTAGCACTCCCCGGCGATGGTGAGGTGCTGGCCGATGGCGTCGAGCATCGCCTCCTGCCCTTCGGAGCCGTTGAACAGGGCGTCGAGCACGTCGACCGCGGTGCCGTTCTCCAGCGGGACGGCTCCTCGGCCGGACTTGTCGGTGGCGAACAGGGAGCAGCGGGCCAGTGCGTGGCCGAAGTAGGTGGCGGCGTAGCGGGCTTCACCGCAGATGCCGTAGTGGCGGTAGCACTCGCGCTGCCACTCCTTGGCTCCGACGTAGATGCCTGCGACCTTGCCGGGGTAGCGGACCGCTGACGCGACCAGTGAGGTGCTGGGCAACGTCGGCGCTTGGGCCGGTGCCTTCCTGCGTCCTGCCACTGGCTAGTCCTCCCCATCAAACGCCATAAACACTGCTCCGAGGTACGCAGCGGTGAAGATCGAGCAGACGATCCACCACGCAGTGTGCCACCCCGAGAGCCATCCTGAGAGGACCACGACCGGGGAGATGTACATTCCGGCGCAGTATCCGCAGTGCAGCAGAGGGGTCCACGGGCCGACGACATCGCCGTGCTCGTTGTGGACGAGGCTGCCGTTCTCGTCTCGCCAGCCGGTGAGTTCGTCCCACTTGTCGCGCAGCCAGATGCTGGGTGGGTACACGTCGAAGACGATCAGCCGGGTGATCCGAGCGGTGGTCACCACCGACAGGACTGCGGCTGCCACCCACTGGAAGTTGCTCATGGTTACTCCTTGTTGAGTTTCGCAGCGAAACCGTCTCAGGTCTGGCGGAGTTGCCCGCCGTGGCCCATCCGCATGCCCTTGAACAGTTCGCGGGGGTTGGCGATGGAGGACCCCATGCCTGTTCCCTTGGCGAGCCGGGTCAGGACGTGGACCAGTGCATCGACCCGGTTGGGGGATGCGCCGTGGCCGGGGACCCATGTGGTCATCTCGTCCTCCAGTTTCTGGAAGGTGCCGCGCTCTCCGACGTGGAAGACGCGGCGCTTCTCGTAGAGGGTGACGATGGGTTCGGCGCGGATGTCCTTGCCTCGGCGGGACTGTACGGCCTTGATCAGCGGCATCAGGTCGCGGTTGTGCTTGCCGACGGTGTTCTCCAGCACGTAGATCACCATGTCCTCGCCGTAGTTGCGCTCGGGCACCAGTTCGTTGGCCTTCCACTCCCGGTACTGCTTGTTGGACATCGAGCCCCAGCCTTCGGGGCTGTACTTGCCGGTGTAGTCGGCGAACACGTAGAAGTTCTTGTCGTGGCCGACGCCTGCGACGATGATGCCGGTCTCGTCGGACTTCTTGTTGGCGGTTCCGGCGGGGTCGATGCCGACCGCGATCTTGACCATCTCGTCGGGGTCTTGTTCTTCGACGTGGTTGATCATCCCCCACTTCCACAGCGAGCCCTCCACGTCTTCGAGGACCTCGCCGTGGAGTTCCTGCCGTCCGGCCCGTGATCCTTCGAACCGGCCGATGACGATGCGCTGGAACACGGGGGACAGGTTGGACATGTTGGCGTAGGTGGAGACCCGGCGGTCGACGGTGTACTCGTCCTTCAGGGTGTCCTTGACCCACTCGGTGGGCTTGGGTGTGGAGGTGGCGACGATCTTGGGGTAGTCGCCCTTGCGCAGGCCGAACAGCATGTTGTCCCACGACTCCTGTACCAGCGTCCAGTGGGCTGGTTCGTCGGCCCAGACGAAGCCGGAGTTCTGGCCTCGGAGCCGGTCGGGTTCCTCGGCGCTGTAGCCCTGTGCCTTGCAGCCGTTGGGCCATGTGAGGAGTTTCTTGGACGGCTCCCATTCGGGGCGCTGGCCGGGGGGTGAGGTGGCGAGGATGCCGGACTCGCCTTCGACCATGATGTTTCGGAAGTCGGGGCCGGTGGCTCCGATCAGGGTGATCAGGGGGACGATCTTGGTGACCTGCTGGGTGATCTCGGAGCCGGTGCGGGTCTTGCCTGATCCTCGGCCTCCGCGCATGAACAGGGTGAGCCAGTCGTCTTTCCAGCGTGGGGGCCACTGGTCGGCGCGGGCGTGGTTGAAGGCCCATTCGTCGAGCAGGGTGCCGGAGACGCCGCAGTTCTTGTCGCTGACCTCGCTGGTCTTGTGGTCGATGCACTTCCATGTGTCGCCGACGGCCACCCATTCGTGCCCGTAGGGGTTGGGGCAGTCGCGGGTGTCGTCGGGCCACACGTGCGGCTGGCCGTTGCAGTCGCGGTTGCGGCAGTAGAAGGGGGCCCAGTTGATCTGTTCGGCCTCGCGCAGTCGCTGGATGAACTTGGCCTGTGCGTCAGGCTTCCAGCGCTTGAACCGGGAGATGGTCTCGGCGTCTAGACCCGCTCCGCCACCCGGCAGGAGGCTCGGTGCTTCATGGCGCATTCGGGGCACCACCATCCGCCGTGGATGCGGACGGCCTGTTGGCCGACCCGCAGCCAGACGCGGCACGGACCGGCGCATCGCTGGGACCAACGCACCTTGGCCATGAGGCAAGTCTAGCAACTTTAGTCACTTGACCTCCTCGATGTTCTTAGAGGCCACGTAGTTCTTTCCATTGACGGCCTTGCGGGTGCCGTCGAACAGGGTGGCGGCGTTGGTGCGGGACGGTGGGAGTTTGGCCTTCAGGGACTCGACTGGCTCGATGCCGTCGCGGGCGAGTTTCTCGCAGATGGCCTCTTGGATATAGCGGGTGTTGGAGACGGTGCCGGTGGACAGGCAGGCCCGGTAGATCAGGGTGGGCATCTGGGCGAAGGTGACGAACTTGATGGTGGTGCGGAACTCGTTGAGCCGGAACGGCATCAGTACCTCCCGCAGATGGGGCAGTGGTTGTCGCCGCGCAGCCAGATCCGGGTGCGTCCGGCGAAGCAGTAGTGGTGGTGACCGGTGGGTTCGCGCATGGCGAGGGCCATCAGGCCGGTGAAGATGCACAGCAGGGCGAAGCACTCGACCGCCCAGATGAGCACGTCCATCAGAAGTCGTCCGGGCTGGGGAGTTTCTCGCGGTAAACCCCGT